GGCGGCTTTGGGGACGCGAATCAGCGAGCTGCGGCAGTTGTAGTGTGCCGGTGGTGGCGAACCCCAGCCGTCGCCCCAGCGGTGGCCGTGGCGACCCAGACACCCGGGCGTCGTGCGGCCGTCGAGGACCGCGTCCCATACGAGGTAATCACCGGCGGCTTCGGCCTCGGCGAGTTGCGCGGGGAAGGCGGCTTCGGCGGCGGCTTGGCGGGCGGCGAGTGATGCGGCGGACTCGGATGCCGCGTCAATGGGCGCCCCACACCCGCAGGCGCATGCCTTGGCGATGTTGGTCGCGGAGGCAGTCGGCACAATCGGGGCGATAGGTTTGGGCGGCTGAAACAGGGCTTCGTCCACGCACGGCGTGGGTACTCTGTGCCGCTCGTAGAGAAATTGCAGAGAGACCGGCAGGCCCATGTCCACGAACAGGGTTTTGTCGCGGGTGGCCATTTCCTGTTCACGCTCCGGGCGGGTGATTTCGACTTCGACGAACGGCACTTCGTTGGCGGTGCCCCAGTTCTGGGCGATCAGTTGCGGGATGAGTTGGTCATTTAGGATCGCGACAATGTATTCGGCGTAGGTTTCGAAGAGATCCAACTCCACCTCACGGTGCACCTCCGTGGCGGCTCGGCTGCCCTGACCGTTTTGCTCAACAGATAGATTTTGACCCAGCAGCATAATGTCACAGGCGCGGTCGGCGATGCCCATGAGTCGTTCGCTAGGGTCGTTGGGGCCGGACACGCCGGGCGTGGTGCCCTGCATGATTTGCAGGTTGGTGCCTTGCGGAAACGCACCCCATGACGCCGTGCCCATGTTGCGCAGGGCGGAGGTGATGGCGTCGATTTCGAGTTGGGTGGCGGTCGTCGGGTAGTTGGCCCAGCGTAGCGGCGTGCCGAACAGTTCCGCCTTCTGCACGAGCCATTCCCAACCGAGCATGTGACCGAGCCAGAGCGGGGCCAGGGCGCGGAGCTGGGCCGCTTCACCGAGGGCACCGGACTTCGATTGAAAAATGCCGGTGAGGAATTTCCCCGGGTGTTTGGCGAAGGGCGTGAGCTTCGAGTTAAAAGCTGAAACCTGAAAACTGACACCTGAAACGGGAAGACGGAGCGCGAGGGTGCCGTCGGTGTCGATGCCGAGGTATCGGGTCGGGACGCGGCGAAAGCCGACAGGCACTACGTAACCGGTGGTGTCGTTCGCCCAGTCGATTTCGACCACGGATAGACCGCGGGCGACGGCGTCCATGAGTTCGTACACGGCGGAGCCGAGCGGGGCTCGGGTGGTGTCCACGTAACCACGTTGCAGGTGGAGTGCTGACTCCACGAAGGCGGCTTTTTCCTGGGCGGTGGGGGACGGTTTACCGTTTTTTGGGGTGTAGGGCTGGACGTTGAGGGGCAGCTTGCGGATGGCGTTTTTGAGTTTTTGCAGGTTGGCGCGGAGGCGCGGCCAGGTGTCTTCCATCAGGTTGAACAGGTCACTTTGCGCGGCGAGGTCACCCCGGGCGCCGGCGTCGAGGAGTTCACCAATGGCGTCGGGCGAGAGTGAACGGCCGAAGAGTTGCGGTTCAAAGTCGCGGGCGGTGGGGCGGATGATGGGAGATGGGGACATGTTTTAGGAAGATGACAGAGGTCAGGGGGCAGAGGTCGGAGGACGGAAGGCGGAGGGCGTGGTGTTACCGCGTCCAGGCGCAGCGGTAGCGGGTGAGTGCGGGGCGGTGGCGGGCGTTCAGGCCGGTGGGGACACGCTCGGCGGCGAAGGCTCCGGTGCCAGCCGAGGGGTTGCGTTGGGCGGCGTGGATCGCGAGGGCCAGCGCGGTGGACCGGTCGGCGTGGCCGTCTGCGGTGCGCGCGGCGGCGTAGCGGATCGTGCCGCCGGGGCTGACGATGCGTTGCATGCTGCCGAGGTCGTCACGGATCACGGCGGCTGCGGGCAATGAGACAGTCCGAGCCTGCAGCGCTTTTTTCAGTCGCTCGAAGAGTTCACGTTTGCGGTCGCCGGTGAAGGTCACGCCTTCGAAGCGGGTTTCGTCCAACGCTGCGGCGAGGTGTTCGCTGACCGGGCCGCCGATGCCGGTGGCGTCGATCGCGGTGAACGCCGCTGCCATGACACGGGGGAGGAGGATTTCTTCCTGCTGCGGGAACGGCACGCGGTCCAGGACGAGCACTTCGCGGGTGATCAGTTGGCCGCCGTGGAGGCGTTCGAGGGTCCAAGCTACGGTCAGGTCCCGTTTTCGACCGACGTCGATGCCGATAAAAAGTGCGGGTCTTGGTCTTGAAACTAGAGAAAAAAGGCCCGTAAGCGGATCGAGTGTAGCTTCCTCACATTCACAGCCTCTGACTAGCTCTGCTGGGAATACCTGCGATGAGTGCTCCATGAATTGGCACTCGAACTCCTGCGCCCAGCCTTCCGGATCGGCCAAGTTGGCGCGTAGTTCGTCCACGTTGAGCGCGAGGCCCTGCGCCACCGCATCGTAGACACTGGTCTTGTGGCGGGAAAAGGCCGGCGCGTGCTCCCACAGGTCGAAGTATTTGTTGTTCCGCCCCGCCGGCGTGGAGATGACGCGCAGTTTGAGCGCACCGCGCAGCGGGTTGGAGATGATTGGGTAAACCGCACGCCAGATCTCCTCGGGGTTTTCGTGGAACGCGAATTCGTCCAGCACCAGGTTGGCCGAGTAACCACGGGCCGTGGATGGGTTGGCAGGTAGTGCCAGCACCCGCGCCCCGTTGGGAAACCGTAGCTGCGATTTCTGGATCTCGGGGCGGTATTCTTGGCCGGTCGAGTAGCTGACTGCGTCGCAGAAAATCCCAGCGGCGCGGTTCACCTTGTCCATGAATTCCAGCGCCTGCCGTTCACCAGCGCTGAGGATGACCCAGTCGCCGCCGGTCTCTATGGCGTCGGCTACCACCTCGAAGGACGCGGCGAGCGAGCCGCCAATCTGACGGGATTTGAGCCAGATTTTGAAGCGAGCTTTGTCCTGCACCCACGCGCGTTGGTAGGGCAGCAACAAATCGAGCGGGGTGACCGCGAGGCGGCGGTCGGGCTTGTAGGTCTTTTTAGGCGCGGCACGGCTCATGGCGTGGGAGTCGTGACAGCGGGCAACGCAGGCGCTTCGCTGGCACCCAGACGGGAACGCCATTCGCGCATGATGTCTTTCTCGCGGTCGGGCGTGATGTTGACTTGCGTGGCCACCACCGTCGTCGGCTGGTCGCGGTAGATGTCGGGCTTATGGGCCTTGAGGAAGAAGATTAAACAGGCGTCGGAGTAACGGCGGCGTTCACCGCACTGTTGGCCTTTGGCGTCGAAAACGGGCTCACTCCAGCCGTCGATACCACGCCGTTTCAGCTCGAGTTCGGCCTCTTCGATGCGCGACGAATTACGCACGCGGTCACGTTCCAACTGAGCCGATTGGAGGACCGGAACGAGGTCCGGCTTGCGTTGCAAGTGGCGGTAGAACGTGGACTGGTCGATGCCTTCTTTCTCGATGGCGTTGAGCGACGGTGAACCGTCGCGGATGTCCTGCACGATGCGGTCAAAGAGCGCTTGGCTGAACTTGGGCGAGCGACCGAGCTTGGCGGCTTTGGGTACGGCGATGGGCATTGAGGAGGAGCCCGTGTCAACGCGCCGGGCGGGCGGACGACGGAGGCGCGTAATGACCAATGTCCAAGGACCAATGGCCAATGACGGGGGACAGGGATTGGCGGGTTGGTGGCTGGTGGAGGCCCGTGTCGGAGGCTGGTGGACGGTCGATGACGAGGGGCGGAATATGCGCGCGCAGGCGGATTTGGCGGTGGTTCGAAAACGCGCTGGGGGGTTGGGGCTCGGGGTTCGGGCGGCTTGGGGATCGGGTCGGGCGTAGCCCGGCTCGGGCGCGGAGTCGGGCCGACGCGAGGCTCGGCGAGCACGGCACGACGGAGCCGCGTGCCAGAGGCACGCAAGGCGCGCCGAGTCGCCAGCGGAGCGTCGCGGCGAGGACGCGCGGGGCCACCGCGCCGGCTGGGCGGCGGGGGGAAGCTCCCCCCGTGAACGAGCTTGCGAGTGAACTTGGGGGGGCGCCTGGCGGCCG